TGTCAATCACGTGCCGCGCCATGCCCTGCCCAATCCACGGGGTAACGACTTCGCGCGCCAAGACGCCCGCCGGTTCGCTGGCGGTCCCGATATCGAGCTTGCACACGTGGCCGCTATCGAGCCCCACGTACACCAAGCCGCCGGCATACTCCACCGCACAGCGTCGCGCGCTATCGGCGCGCCCGGACGTCTGCACAAAATTCCAAATCTTCGTTGACAGCGCCATTTCCAGCGTCCACGCCCCTTCGCGCGTGAGCACGTAGAATTCGTCACCGCCTTGCGCGTAGGCGTAGGCTGTTAGCTGCGACAGCGCGCCCGCGTTAGACAGGCGTTGCAATTCGAGGTCCAACCACGTCGGGGATACCGGCTGCCCTGTCTGCGCATAGCCAAGCCACACGCGATTGTCGGTGCCCACCCACAGCAACTTGCCATGGATGCCGGCAAGCGTGCGACGGTTGGCGAGCCCGCTTTCGATCAAGCTATTCGTAAACGGCACGAACGGAAAATCCGCGGTGCCGCCGGCGTCATAAAACTGTTCGATTGACTTCTCGCCGAACGCCCAAAAATTGCGGTTGGTGTGGTGCAGGTCAATCAGGGCGTCGGAACGGGCTTCCTTCGCCGCGTAAGAGTTGGCGCCCACCGTGGCCGGGGCCAGCGGTGACGACGAAAACATGCGCAGCGATTGCGCTACGGCGAACACGTCGGAAGCCCCGCCCCAAACCGTGCGGTTGTCCAGCTCGCACACCGCGGACGGGTCGAAGTTGATGGACGTCGCGAAACCCGCGTTAACAACGCCGGTTGTCAGCTTCGCGGTGTACGCGGTACCCTTGCCGTTGTGCGCCGACGCGTCTTTGTTGGACGCAATCGCTAGCGCAGTGATATCCTCCGCCATGCGGATAACGGGAATAGTAGCGTCAACGGCCACGGTCCCGCGTTTGACCGGGGTGGCAGTCTCCACGCCCGAATAGATGTCGCCGTTTGCGTGCCCGCTCCATAGCGTGTTGAGCGCACGGCACAGGACGATGCACGAAGACGCGGTGGGCTGCGAAACCTGCGTAAGTCCGGGTGTGCCGACAAGCCGCAGCTTCGACGGCTTGCCTTCGCCGGACTGGCGCAGCACTACGCGCACGTTCGTCAGCTTCGCGGCGCCAGTGTCGAAAGACGACGGGTCGGCGAAGCTGCCGAGAATGTTAAACGGTTCCGTCGTGTCGCTCATGATCGCACCATACGCAGCCACATTTGACCCTTGGCCCAATCCGACCACCGCGCGTGCACGCGCTCGCTATCGGCGAGCACCGTGGCGACGTCGGCCGCCTTGCGCCCGTAGGCGCTGAAGATGCGCCGCCCGAGCAATAGCGCGGCGTCGTGGGTGCCTTCCGGCGGCATCCCCACCACGTCGCTGCCGTCCGGTTTCGTGAGCGCTGGCACGCGCCGGCCGTATTCGAGCAACACCTTTGTGGCGGTGCGCGGCGGCTGCCACACCGTCACCAACACGCTGCCGTCGATTTGGCGCTCTTGGTGCCACTTGGTGATGATGCCGAGCGCGGTGGACCGCACCACGTCCGCGGTGGGCGCCGCCCGGGTCTCGCGGTTGATGGTGCCGGTGTCGCAAACCCAAAGCGAGCGCAGCGCCACCGCGTCCTGTTGGACCAAATAGGCTTGGTCCGCGGTGCCAATGGTGAACGACGAAACGGAGCCCGCGGCGCCGGCCGGGATAGTGGCGTACGCGCGTCCCATAAGGTATTGCGCGGCGCCGCCCACGTGTTCGCTGCGCAACAGATTGTTGAGCACCTTCACGTTGTTCGCAATGTCTTCGTCGCCGGGGTCTTCGGTTTGGTCCACGATGCCGTACAGCCGCATGGCTTCGGTGATGACGTCTTTGGCGGTGTCCATTAGATGCCCTTGGCTTGTGCCCACGGAACGGAGCCCACGGAGCTGTTCGGCGCGGTGGTTTCGGGAACGGTCGTTCGCACCGAGTTGGACGGCACGAACAACCCGTCATAGCTGGCGGGGTTGATGGTGGTCACGTTCTCGCGCGTCTGCGTCTGCAAGGTGGTTTCGCGGTAGCTCGAAAAGCTGACTTGGTTCTCTTGCTGGTAGTGCATCCCAAGGAACGCTTTCAGCCGCGTGGCATCGTCGGGCGCCATGACCGGGGCCACACCGCTGGACCAAATGTCGTCAAGGCCCCAGCGCGCCGGCAACGGTTCGTTGGGCGGGTCATTGGAACGGTCGGGCTTGGACTGGAAATTGTAGACTTCCGGGAACGGGTCAAGGCAGGGCTTGACAGGGCGTCCGCTCGCTTGGGTGCAGACTAGCAGCCCGGTAAGGCGCTCTTTTGCCAATGTGCTGTATTTGACGCGTGCCCCGCAGCGGGAGCACGCGCCCCAAGTCACAAATCGGCCGAATTTGGGGGCAAGGTGTTTCATGCCCGCCAGTTTAATGTAAATGCTTGTGCTCCACAAGCGCAGCCGAAGCTGCAATGACCGGGGCCGCCGGTAGTATCTCAGGCGGGGGCACCGCCGCTAGCACGTCCATCGGGTTAATTTCGGCCGGGTTTTCGAGCCCGGGTATCCACCAATTGCCCCCCTCGCTTAGCGCCACAAAAGTTGTTCCGTCTGGCGCTTTGCACCAAAAGTAGCCGTTTCTCATTTTCTGATTATTCCCAACTGCCCATTTCGAGTGCCACGGAACTAACACCGTTTTGCCGCGTTTGCAACTCCGCTTGACTACGGGGTATCTGGATGCTAACGCTATCGCCGTTAAGTCGAGGCAACAGATTGGAGATAGCGTAAATGTTTACTGGTGCCGTTACTGAAACCGTGAAGCTTCCTTGGGAACTCACGCAGGGGATTTCAATCCAAGCGGACGAAACCCCGCAGCCGTTGGACGTGCCGCTTTCCATGCTGCACGTCGATATGACATATCAAGCGATGACCCCGCGCAATCCCGCGCTGGTAAAAGAGATCGGGAAGCACTTTGACGTGGCGCTGTTCGGGCGCCTGCGTGTCGCTCGCCGACAGAACGGCGCGCTATTCGTATTCGACGGGCGCCACCGCCTTGAAGGCGCAATCGAGGCCGGGCGCATTGTGGTGCCCTGCGACGTCTACAACGTGCCGGACCGCAAGCGCGAAATCGAACTGTTCGTTTCGTGCAACACGCGGCTGCGCAAGGTGCCGCAAGGAATGCTGTTCATGGCGGAAGTTGCCGCAGGGCACGAAGACGCCGTGAACCTTGCGCGCCTTGTGAACGAAGCCGGTTGCGCCATCGTGGACAGCAACACGGCGCGGCAGCACTTCACCGTGCCGAAGTTGACGTGCATTGCCGCGTTGAAATCGCTCTACGGTCACGGGGCCAAAAGCTACGCGCGGCGTGCTACGCCGGTGGAGCATTGGCAGCTTCGTGACGCGCTGGAAATGATTTCCGGTGTGGCACCGGCTAACGCGACGGTCACCGAACACGCTGTGTTAGCGTTTACTTGGGTGCTGAAGAACTACCCGAGCTTTCGCGAGCACACGGACCGCCTGCACAAGCTGGGGTGGCCGCGGATTGACGCCGCCTGCCGTTCGGTCGGCCCGCGCCCGCTCGCGTCTGAAGCCGGCCGCGCGCTGTTGCAAGTGCTCGAATGGAAGCGCCCGCGCAAGCAGCGCCTCGCCCCGGACGAAGACTTGGGCCAGCCGCCGGCCAGCCTGCCCGCAATGTCGGGTACCTAGCAAAAAGGCCCCCGGGTGCCGAAGCTCCCGGGGGCCAAGTTTTCCCACTGCCCAAGTCTCCCCGAGGGGAGCGCGTAGGCGCTTAGGCGTTGTCGGCGCCGGCCGACACGAACACCGAGCGCCAATCGATGATGGAAGCCGAACAGCGGAACCAGATAGCAATCAGCGACGCCTGATTGCTCCAATTGCTGTCTTCGCGGGTTTCGAGGCCCGAGCGTTCCCAGAACGTGAAGCCTTCGCCGTTGTCCATGTCCTGAATGGACGTCTGGATGAAATAGTTATCCTTGTCCACAAGATACGGGGTTTCGACCACTTCCGGCAGCGCGCCGGTGGCACGCAGCACGTTGATGTTGTTGGTCTGTGCGTTCCACTGCAACGGCGACCCGAGGATACGGCGGGTTTCCGGGCCGCTCTCAGGCGAGAGAATGACGCGCTTCGGCATCACGTTGACGATAAAGCCGCGGCCGTTGCGGGCGTAGCCGATTTGGATCACGGCATTTTCGAATGCCAGTTCCGACACGTTGGCCGAAACAAGCAGGTTCGATTGCACGCCGCTAGCGGTCGGGTGGCTGGCGGAGCCGAGCGGCACGCCGTCCGCGCGAATGCCGTTCACCGCGTCCACGGCCACTTGCAGCGGCGCGTGAGCAATGTACTCTTCCGTTTGCCGCGCGCTGAAAGCAAGCTCTTTCATCATGCGCGAAGCGACGTCTTCGTACAGGTTGTCATCCTTGGCTTCGCGCGAGATAGCCACACCGAGGCCATAGCTGGCGTGGGTGACCTGCGTGCGGTAGCCTTCGTTCGGGAAATCGAACTGGACGGGTTCCAGCTCCGGTTGCTGGACGGCGAGACCGAGGCCGGCGCGCTCCGTCATGAATTCTTCGAAGGCGCGTTCGGACGGCTTTTCGTCAAAGAATTGGGTGTAGGTGGGCGCCAAGCGCTCATAGTCCATACCGAACAGAGCGTGGAGCCCGGGCCAGTATTGGGACGGTTGCAAGCTGCGGTCAATGACCTGCATAGCGGTATCGCCTTTCGTTGTGCGCCCGCTATGCGGGCTGATGTTGCATCGCGGCGGTACCCTAGCATAAGCGCCGCAATTCTGTCAAAATACCCCTTGACAAACCCGTATACGTATACAACAAAGGCCGGTTATGAACGCATTCGAAAGCCCCGAACTGGAATTTTCGCTAGGCGACCCGTCGTCAATCGGCAACGCAGCGGAAGACTTGAACGATAGCGAGCGCCAGCGCATGGCGTCGCACGTGCTCGAATTGGTGCAGATTGACCGCACAAGCATGGACACGTGGTTAGGGGAAGCCCAAGGCTATCTTGACAAGCTGGACGAAGCAACGAAGGCGTCGAAAGACACCGAAGCCGCTGGCACCGACGAAGCCGATAGCGAACCGCAAACCGGCTTGACGCTCGCCGCGGTCATCCAGTTTACCGCGCGAATTACCGGCAGCATTCTTTCCGAGCCCGATTTGGCGAAGGCCAGCGAACCCGGCAACGAAGCGCTGGCAAAATGGATGTCTTCGCAGCTCCGCAGCGTGGACCCGGATTGGATCACAGACACCGACCCGCTGACGCTGCACATGGCAGTGACCGGGCTGGCATGGCGCAAACGTTGGTTTGACGACCACGACGAACGTTTCCGCACCACGTGGTTGCCGTGCACGGACGTGATTGTGAACGCGAATGCGAAATCGCTGTCCCGCGTTCCGCGCATTTCTCACGATATCAAAAAGTACCCTTACGAAATCCGCCGTTCAATCCAGATGAAACACTGGATTGACTACGAACCGCGCTTTGACGACATGGACCCGCAAGCCCTGCAAGACTTCTATGAAGTTGATATGTGGCTGGACATGGACGGCGACGGCGAAGAAGAACCGTGGGTGGTGACGATTGCGCGTGACGACACGCCGCAAATCGTCAAGATGGTGCCGCGCTGGACCAAAAAGACGGTGGTGGACACCGACGATCTTTTGCTGTTTACGCCGCCGCGCCGTTACTACGCTTATAAAATGATCCCCGATATGAAGGGGGGCTTTTTCCCGCGTGGCTTCGGCTGGCTTCTCAACGCCGACGAAAACGCCGCCAATCAAATGCTCGCGTCGATTATCGATACCGCGAAATCCGCGGCGGAGAACGGCGGCATTTCCACCACCGGCGGCGTGGGCCTGCCCGACCAAATCGAGCTGAAGCGCAACCGCCTGAACGTCATCAACGCAGACGGTCGCAACGCCGCCGAAGTTATTTCCATGTTCCCGGCTAAGCAAGTGACGCCCGGCATGGTCTCCACCCTTGAAAAGCAAATCACGCTGGCGGACCGCAAGGCCGGCACGCTCAACATGTTGGAGAACGCCCCGGCGTCCATGACTGCGACGCTTGCCAAGGGCATTATCGATAGCGGTTCGGAAACCCAAGGCGCCGTACACCGCCGTATCATTGGCGAAATGACGGAAGAACTTCGCGCGTTCGCCGTCATGGCGGAGGGTATGGAAAAGCTGCCCGAGGGTACCACGAACGGCCCGATTGCGCTTTCCGCCGACCCACACATGGCAACGGAAATGCAGCGCAGCGCTATCGCGGAAATTTACCACGGCATGCTGGGGCTGCCGATGGTGTTTGACGTGAAGGAAGCGGCAACGCGCTACTGCCAAACGCTGCGCTTGCCCATGCCGGAAAAACTTGTGCGTATCATGGGGCCGCAACAGCCTTCGCAGGCGGAACAGGTTGAAGCCGCTATCAAGTTGGGCAAAAACGCCATTGACAAGATGAAGGCCAAGGGCGCAGTTATCAAGAACGTTGCCGACGCGGTTCTTGCGCTATCGCAAGCCGGTCTTAACGCACAGAATGCGCAGCTTGTCGGTATCGAAGTGATGAAGCTCAACGCTGCAATTCAGGAGCTAACCCAAGATGCGGACGACGCGAGCGCTAACCTCGCCGGAATGCCGGGCATGGAAAGACAGCCCGGTAACGCAAGCCCTTTCAATAATCCTCCGCCAACGCCGGGACCGGGTGGTGTCCCGTTACTTAGCGGGCCAGCCGACCAACCCGGTGGAACAGGGCAAGGCGGTAGCGCTGGCGGAGCTGTGCCACCTGCTTGAACTGTCACCCGACCAACTGTCCCAAGAACTGCTAAAGGAGCAATAAACGATGTCACTCTACGGTTTCGAAATCCCGCACGCCAAGGTGCAGCCTGCACGCGACATGATTTCCGTGCAGCTCCCCTTCCCGCCGCGCAAAATCGGCAACATTCTCACGCCCGATTTGTGGCGTGATATCGCACAGCATGGCACGCAGGCCGGCATCATTCGTGCAATGGGACCGCTTGCGTTCCAATACAAGGACGGCAACGGGCTGGCCAAGCAGAACGCCCAAATCGGCGATTGGGTTATTATCAAGTGGGGCGCCGGAACCATGTTCCAAGCGTCCAAGGGCATTGTAACGCAGGGCGGCTGGCGTTATCTTTCGAGCTTCAATGACGTGATTGGAGTGGTACCCGCAAATGAGATGCCCGACCCCGAAACCCTGTGCTGGGACGAAAGCGAAACCGCTATGGACACCGCGGCCCCGGTCGCGGAGCCCGAGCCGTCCAAGCTCACGGATGAAGATATCGCGCGGCGCTTGGGCACTCTTGGTGTTAACGACGCTCGCGCTGATGGTTTCAGCGCCCCGAACGTCCTTCGCCCGCGATAGCGACCCGCGCCCCGGGGCGTGGTGCGGTTGGTACATGCGCCAGCTCAAGGGCGTCGCTGACAAGGCTTTCAATCGTGCACGGGAGTGGATTAGATATGGAAGTCCTGCTAGCGGCCCTTGTGTTGGATGCGTGGTGGTTTGGCCCAACCATGTGGGTGAGATTGTTGGCCGCACCGCGACCGGGTGGGTTGTCCATTCCGGCAACGACGGACACCAAGTCAGAACAAGAGAACGAAGCCTAAAAGGCGCTATCGCCTTCAGACAGGGAACAGGACATGACGGATTTGGCTACCATGCTTCGGCAGCAATTGCAGAACAATCTGCAAGCGTCGCTGGACAGCGCCGTGCAGGCCGGCGATATCAACGCCGCGCGCAAGGCGTCGAAAGACATCTTGGATTTGAACTTGGCCGAAGCCCGAGCTTCGACGGCGGTTAAGGCCGCGCCGACTAAGGATGAAATCAAAAAGGCGGTCACCGCCAAGGCGCCGTGGTTTGGTGTGGACCCTAAGAAGTCCGCGAAGGCGCTGGAACTCGCCAAGATGATGGACCCCGAGCGCTTCGAAACCGCTGACGCGTTCGCCGACGCCCTGCTTAAATCGGTAGCCGAAGACGAAGCCGGCACGGGCAAGGCCGACGAAGACGACGAAGACGAAGACAGCGAGGACGACGAAGACGCGGAAGCCGCGCGCCGCGAAGCCCGCCGCAAGAACCGCCAGAACAAGACGCCCGGGACCGAATTGGCCGAAGGTGGCCGCGGTGCCGGCGGTTCTTCGAACCTTCGCCGTGCGATGGAAACCGGCGATATCAAGTCGCTGCCGAAGGACGCCGCGGACGAAATCAAAAAGTCCGCCAGCAAGTTCGCCAGCCGCGGCAACGAAGAACAGCGCAAGGCGTTCATTGTCAACGCCGTGAAGGCGCGAGCGCGTTCCGAACTCATTGCGGCCGGCAAGTACGACGCCCGCACCAACAAATTCAAGTAACAGGAGCACGATACCGTGGACAGCCCTTTCAGCAACTTCAACCCCAACGCCGGTCTCGCGCCGAACCTCATTCCGACGCCGCCGGCTGAAATGCCGGGAGCGCCGGATATCCCGGATGCCATGGGGGCGCTCTCGCCGTTCCAGCAGCCGCAGGACGTGGACCAGATCATTCAGCAACTTTCGCTGGACCGCCCGTTGCCGCTCTACATTCCGAACCGCGAGCGCTACAAGGGGTATCAGTTCCATATCATCAACGACACGCCCACCGAAATGGCGTCGGCGCTGCGTCGCGGCTGGCAGCCGGTGGATGACCCCGAGCTTGTGAAACTGTTCTCCGACAAGGTGTCCGGCAGCGACAAGACGGGCAAGATCACCCGCCCCATTCTGATGGCGCGCGATCGCCGCATTGGCGAGCACGAAGACCGCCTGAAGCGTGAGAAGCTGGCGCAACAGAACGCCGGCTTGGACCCCAAACACAAGCAGTTCAATTCCAAGTACGTGGACCCGTTGTTGACGATCAACAGCGGCGACACGTCGGGCAAGTTCGGCGGCGCCGGCTTGGGGCGCATTCGTGTCTGAGCGCACCGAAATCACTTGGCAGGAAGACCACGCACAGGACTTCCGAGCCATCCACGAAGCGTTGGCCGCCCTTGTGGCGGTCAACTTGCAAGGTACCGTACACACCGATTGGCTGACGACGGTGCGGACGGTTCGCGAGAAAGTGCAGATGTTCCACTTTCTTATCCCCAACGCGCCGCAGCTCTTGCAGCTTCTAGACGTTGCCGAAAAGGGCTTGCTGGCGGTAGCCGCAATCGCAAACTTAGCAAAGGACGCGAAGGACAATGGCTAAGAAAGCCGCACCGAAGAAAGCCAGCAAGCCCGCAGCGAAGGGCAAGGACAGCATGCCGAAGCCCGGCACGTCGGACTATCACCGCATGCTGGACGCCGGCAAAAAGCGTGACCCGTGGTGCTGACAGAGCGCCGCTTTTATACGTCGGGCCGCCCGCTTCGCATGTGGCGTTTGCTGCACGGAGCGGGCCGCGCCTTCTCTTGCCGGGTTCGGTCGTGTCTCCCGAGGTACCGCTAGCGCTTACTTCGTCCCGCCCGATAGCGCATAGTCGTCAATCGCGAAGCTGTTAACGACACAATCAAGGCGGTTCGGCGAGCGATTGCCCGGCAGCTCCGCCCGCAGCTTTTCCTTCGGTGTGATGAATAGGCGCCCGAGTTCGTCACGACGGCAGCCGCCCGAGCCCCATTTGAACGCCGCGAATTCCTCTTGCAGCATCTTGTCGTTTGGCATGCGCGCCGAACCTTGCAGCCATAGCGTTGCCTTGAAGTGGAGTTCGGCGCGAAGGTTTCCGAACTGGACGGAGTTGCGCGCACCGCTGCCACGGTGGACCGCCACCACACGTTCGGCACGGGTGCCCATGCGCAGCCGCACAGCGTCCAGCAAGCCTTTACCCACGCCGTCCGTTTCAATCAGGATGACGTCAAGGCCGAAACGCTGGTATGTCTGCACAATCCAATCAGCCTGCACGTTTTGGTCGTTCGATTTGATAGCGCCCCACACCCGCGTGCCAACCGCGCCGCCCTGCC